GCGAAGATGAAGCTCGCCTACGCCGACGGGAACACGGCCGCGCTGTCGAAGCTCGCCCGGATGACGGCGGCCGCGAAGGTCGCCGCGATGACGAAGGAGTTCTGGATCTCCGCGCTCCTCGGCTCCCCGAAGACGATCCTCACGAACATCCTGTCCCAGACGGGCAACAGCATCTACGGGCCCTACGAGAAGATGATGGGCTCGCAGCTGGTGAAGGGGTACAACGGCCTCCGCGGGAACGCGATCGAGGCCGCGGCCCAGGAGCCGGTCATGCGCGCCGCGATGGCCCAGGCCACCGAGAACGCGCACTCGATCCCGGACCTCCTCAAGCTCGGGAAGCTCGCGACCGAGCAGGACATGGCGATCCGCGGAACGGGCAACGCCCTGCTTGACCCGGCGCAGCGCCAGGCCGCGATCACCGCCCAGAACCTCGGCATGGACCCGAACAGCGTCGGCGGGAAGGTCGTCGACTTCCTCGCGAACGCCCTCCGCCTGCCGACGAAGATCCTCGGCCGGTCGGACCAGGTCATCACGCAGATCAACGCCCGGACCTACGCGAAGTCCTGGCTCCGCGAGGAGGCCCTGTCGAAGGGCATCCCGATCGCCGAGCACGACGCCTACATCGCCGGCCGGATGGACCAGATCACGACCGGGCACCAGTTCAAGACCGTCGAGGCCGTGACGCAGCAGGCCTACGAAGAGGCGGCCGCGCACGGGCTCACCGACCCGAAGCAGATCGCCGACTACGCCGGGCGACGGATCAACACGCTCTTCCCGGTGAACGACCAGGGCCTCGTCGAGCGGGCGATCTCCTACGCGCGCGACCGGAACTTCACGACGCCCGCCGAGCCCAACTCGATCTCCTGGTTCCTCCAGCGCATGTCGGCCCAGCACCCGATGATGACGGCGATCATGCCCTTCATCAACACGCCGATCAACCTGCTCAAGTGGACCGGCCAGCGCCTCGACGCCTACGGGCTCGCGAGCTACATGGTCGGCAAGGACCACGGGATCTTCGAGACGGGCGCCGTGAACCGCGACGGCACGATCGCCGTCACGAAGAACCGCTTCCTCCGTGAAATGCTCTCCGGCGACCCCGAGCAGAAGGCGAACGCCGTCGGGCGCCTGGCGACGGGCGCGGGCCTCGCGACGCTCGCGGCCACCGCGGCGTACAACGGCCTCATCACCGGCCGCGGGCCCGAGGACCCGAACGAGCGCAAGGCGTGGCTCGCCGCCGGTAACCTCCCCTACGCCGTGAAGACGAGCGCCGGGCACGTCCAGTTCTCCCGCCTCGACCCGGTCGCCACGATGTTCGGCGCCGCCGCCGACGTCATGGACACGATCCGGCACATGCACGAGGAGGACCAGCCGTTCGCGAAGAGTCTGATGCACGGCCTCGGGATCGCGTTCGCGAACAACATCACGCAGAAGTCGTACCTCACCGGGATCCAGAAGATCACGGAGGTCCTGACCGACCCGGACAAGAACATGGGGAACTACCTCCAGTCCTTCGCCGGCTCCTTCGTCCCGAACACCCTGAACGCCGCCGTCGGACCCGCGGGCGACGACTACACCCGGGAGATCGGCGGCATGGTCGACGCCGTGCGCGCGCGCATCCCCGGCCTGTCGACGGCCCTCCCGCCGCAGCGCAACCTCATCGGGGAACCGATCCAGCGCACGACCGCCGTCGGCTCGAACGTGAACCGGTGGGCGGACTTCCTGCTCCCGGTCGCCTTCAAGCAGACCTCGGACGACGTCGTCACGAGCGAGCTCGGCCGACTCGCGTACCCCTTCTCCCCGCTCTCGAAGACCGTCAACGGGCAAGACCTGACGCAGGTCCCGGCCGGCTCGACGAACGCCTACGACCGCTGGGGCGAGCTCACGGGCACGGTGCGCCTCGGCGGGGACACGCTCCGCGAGAAGCTCCGCCGCCTCATCGGGTCCCGGCAGTACCAGGCGCTGGAGCCGGACATCGTGGACAAGAAACTGTCCCCGCGCGCGGACCGGATCAACGCCGTCCTCCACGACTACCGCGCCGCCGCGTTCGAGCAACTCCAGAAGGAGAACCCGAAGCTGCGGCAGTACAACCAGACCTTCGTGAACAACCGACAGCGTCTCCGGTACGGGCTCGAACCGAGCATCCTCCCGGTCATCGCGGAGCAGTAACATGACCCAGAAGCCCGACGACCTCGACGTCTTCGCGGACCTGCACGAGCGGCTCGCCGCGGAGTTCCACGCCCGCCTGACGAAGGGCGCGTGCGCCCACTGTGGGCGCGTGCCCGCGACCGTCCAGGAGCTCGAAGCGATCCGGAAGTTCCTCGTGGACAACGGGATCACGGACGGCGTTCGACCGAAGACCCCCCTGCGGTCGCTCGTCGACGACATGCCCTTCGGCGCCGGCGACCCCGAGGCGAACATCGACCGTCCCGCGAAGCAGGTGTCGTAGTGCGCTGGCCCGTCGAGACCGAGACGACGATCTCCCTCTTCAAGGACAACCCGGGCTTCAAGGACTTCCGGAACTACCTGGCCTACGTGTGGAAGGCGCTCAAGCACCCCGCGCCGACGCCGGTCCAGAACGAGATGGCCTGGTTCCTCCAGCACGGCCCGACGCACCTCGTCATCGAGGGGTTCCGCGGGGTCGCGAAGACGTGGATCACGGCGACGTACGTCACCTGGACTCTGGGGTGGGACCAGACCAAGAACATCCTGATCGTCTCCGCGTCCAAGGGGTTCGCGGACAACGTCTCGACCTTCATCACCGGCCAGATTGAGGAGGCCGTGCCGGGGCTCAAGGAGCTCACGAGCAACGGCCGGTCCCGCCACGGCAAGTCCCTCTTCGACGTGCGCCTGGCGCCCGCGAGCAAGGACGCGTCCGTGTCGAGCGTCGGGATCACCTCCCAGCTGAACGGGTACCGCGCGGACCTCATCATCCCTGACGACGTCGAGACCTCGAACAACTCGCTCACCCCCGGCGGGCGCGAGCTCGTCGAGCTCCAGTCACGCGAGTTCGGCGCCATCCTCAAGCCCGGCGGCCGCACGGTCTACCTCGGGACCCCGCAGACCGAGCAGTCCCTCTACAACACCCTGGTCGACAAGCGGCACTACGAGGTCGTCGTGTGGCCGGTCATGTACCCGACCCCGAAGCAGCGGGCGGCCCTCGGCGGCCGGCTCGCGCCCTCGCTCGCGAAGGCCCTCGACGAGGGGCGCGCGCTCCCCGGTGAGCCGACCGACCCGACCCGGTTCGGCCCCCTCGTCATCGAGGAGAAGCGGGCCCTCTACGGCCCGACGGGCTTCGCGCTCCAGTACATGCTCGACACGTCCCTCGCGGACGTCGGGCGCTACCCTCTCCGCCTGTCCAGCCTGATCCTGCTCGACTTCCCCGACGAGGTCGGGCCCGAGCGCATCATCTACTCGAACGCGCCGGGTAGCGAGCGCCGGGACGTCCCGTGCTACGGCCTGAACGGGGACCGCTTCTTCGGGGGCGTCCTGCCCGACAAGTGCCTGTGGGTCCCGTGGCAGGGCTCGGCCATGTACGTCGACCCGTCCGGCACCGGCAAGGACGAGACGGCGTACTGCGTCTCGAAGCAGCTGAACGGGCAGGTCTACATCCCCGAGTGCGTCGGCCTCGAAGGGGGCTACTCGGACGCGGTCATGTCCGTGATCGCCGGCGCCGCCCTCCGGAACAAGGTGAACCGCATCGTCGTCGAGGCCAACTTCGGCGACGGGATGTTCGAGAAGCTCCTCCTCCCGCACGTCCAGAAGCTCGGCTACCCCGTCGCGATCGAGTCGGTGAAGGTCACGAAGCAGAAGGAGCTCCGGATCCTCGACGTGCTCGAACCGGCGATGGCCCAGAGGCGAATCGTGGTCGCCCCGGACGTGTTCCTGCGGGACGACTACCTCTCCCCGGGTCGCTCGACGGAGACCGCGCACCACTACCTGCTCGCGCACCAGATCACCCGGCTCACCCGCGAGCGCGGGTGCCTCCAGCACGACGACCGCGTGGACGCCCTCGCCGGCGCCGTGGGCCTCTGGACCGACTCGATGGCGAAGGACGTCGACAGGGCCTCGAAGGCGACCCGCGACCGCCACTTCGACGAGGCGATCGAGGGCTTCCTGGAGCGCGCGACCCGGAACCAGCGCCGCCCGAAGACGTTCGTGACGCCCCGCGGCACCCCCCGTCCCAGCTGATCCCACGAGGATCAGCAGAGGCACGCAAGAACCGTGCCATCCTAGAACCCCCCGGACCCCTATGGGGCCCCCTGACCCCCTGGAGTCCCCATGACCCGCTCCCTCGACCGCACCCGCGACTACGTCGCCGGGAACACCACCTGGACCGTCGCCCTGCTCGTCACCTCGCCGGGCCCCGTGGGGACCGCCTGGACCGTCCGGCTGGGGGGCCGGGTCGCGTCCTACACGACGGTCTTCGGGGACACGACCGCCCTGGTCGCCGAGGGGCTCAAGCTCGCGATCGACGCCCTGGACGGCGTCTCGGCCTCGCGGTCGAGCTCGACCGTCTCGATCACCACGGACGCGGACGCCACCTGCGGGTTCGACTCGGACTTCGGGGCCGCCTCGTGGGTCGCGACCGAGGGCAGGACCCTCACGATCACCGCCCCGGGCGCCACCGGGGTCGTCTGGACCGCGCACGTCCTGGGGCTCACCGCGACGTACACCGTCCAGGGGGGCGACACGGCCACCCTGGTCGCCACGGGCCTGAACGCGGCCATCGACGCCCTCGCGGGCGTCACCTCGACGCGCTCGGGCGCCGTCTGCACCGTGACCTACGCCACCCCGGTAGACCTGGCCCAACGACTGGAGGTCACGAACGACGGCGCGGGCACCTCGACGAACGTCGCCGTGGCCGACCCGGCGGTCACGCGCACGGCCACGCCGGCCTCGGGGACTCCGGGGTTGCAGCAGGTCTACAGGAGCGTCTAGATGAACACCCAGAGCACCCTCGACCGCCTCACGCTCGCCTGGGCCCGCTGGGCCCCGCGGGCCCTCCTCGTCCTCACGATCGCCGTCGGGTGCGCGCGGCCCGACGCGGCCCGGCAGGACCTGCGGTTCTTCAAGGGCGGGCAGAGCCCGCTCACGATGACGCCGGAGGAGATCCTGAACCTGGAGCTCGCCCGGCTCCACGAGCACGTCCAGCCCGACGGGCCCGTCGGCGTCCAGTGGGTCGACGGCCTGATCGAGTCCGAGCACGCCCTCGCCGTGACCCGGCACATGGGCCCGGGCTTCCTGATCCAGCTGGACCGCAGCCTGACCGGCTTCGTCCTGGCGGACACCCTCGTCCACGAGTGGGCGCACGCCCTCGCGCCGTCCGCGGACCACGAGCAGTACGTCGCGAACTGCGGGGGCCACGGGGCCCAGTGGGGCATCGAGTTCTCCAGGGCCTACCGGGCCGTGTGGATGAACGTCGACACCCCCGACGAGCTCGCGCTCCCCCTCGCCCCCCCGGAAGGGAGTGATCCGTGCCCGAACCCCAAGACCCCGACGATGGAACCGTCCCCGTCGGAGGGCCCGTCGACGACGGGTCCACTCAGCCTGCCCCGCCGCCCCTAGACGGCGGGACTGTCCACCCAACCCCACCCGAAACCGAGACCACCATGAGCTCTTCTTCGTCCCGCCGCTACCCCTCCGTCGCTTCGGAGTCCGTCGTCCACCCCGAGTACAAGGCCACCGTGACCAACGCAGGCGCCGCCGACGACGTCGTGACCGCGACGTACCAGGGCGCGCGCAAGATCGTCATCACCGCCGCGGGCGCCGCGGACACCGTCTGGACGTTCACCCACAAGGGCCGCTCCGTCAAGTACACCGTCATCAACGGCGACACAGCCGCGGTCGTCGCGACAGCCCTCCTGGCCCTCATCAACAACCGCTGGCCGGGTGAGCTCAAGGCGGCCCGCTCCAGCGCCACGCTCCGGCTCGTCGTCCTCGACCGCTCGGACCAGGTCCCGTCGGTGTCCAACTCGGGCGCCGGCACCGCGACGAACGTCGCGGGGATCAAGTACACGGTCGTGTCGATGGACACGGCGACCCTCGTCGCCGACGGCCTGTGCACCGAGGCGGCCCTCTTCCCGGACCTCGCGTCCTCGGACAACTCGGGGGCGGACATCCACCTCAAGTCGTCCAGCGACGTCCCGGGTGCCGCGCCGACCTTCGGCGTGACGGGCACCGTCGCGGTCGGGGCGGTCACGGCCGTCTCCGCGAGCGACACGACCGGCTGGGGCATCCAGACCGTTCGCCAGAGCTAGGTTCCGCGCGCACGTCACGGGCATCGGAGGATCCCCCTGTTGAAGGGAACCTCCGATGCCCGGTGTGTACCGCGGGTACTGGTGCGCCGACGATGACCCGTGTGATGAGGAGGAGGACGAGGACGACGAGGAGTCGAGCCTCTTCGAGACCGTCGAGACCGATCAGGAGTAGGACATGCCGATCAACCACGTCAAGGGCGGCTACAAGTGGGGCAAGCACGGTCACGTCTACCCGACGCGCGCCGGCGCCGTCCGACAAGCAGCCGCCGCGCACGCCCACGGGTACCGCGAGAAGGGCGGCCACTCCAAGGCCCACGGGGAGGCGATGAAGGGGCACAAGGGGAAGTAGTGCGGACGCCGGAAGTCGAGATAACGTCCCGGGAGGACCGGGCACGACGTCGACTCCTCTGGCGCTGCGCCTTCTGTCGAGCAAACCGCGGGGAGAACGCCAACCGGCGACCCGCCCACGGACGAACGAAACCGAAGTACAAGGAGCACCGACGACCATGACCGAGAAGGCCAAGAAGACCCCGATCCCGTTCCGCCCGTTCACCGACCCGGCCCGCCGGGGCACGCCGCTGGAGTCGACGTGCCAGGTGTACGAGCCGCACAACTATAACCGCAAGCTCCTGGAGTCCCAGAGGGAACGAGGGGTGCCCGCGAACATCCCGCAGGTCCCGACGCTGGGGCGAACGCACACGATCGCCATCCGGAAGCCGAAGCAGCTGGACCTCGTCGCGAAGGCGAAGGCCATCCGCGCGGCGATGAAGGAGGCGGAAGCGGCTCTCGAAGTGCAGGGCGACGTCCTCCCGGACAACAGCATCCCCTTCGAGGAGCTCGACGGCTAGCCACGCGCGACCCGCTCGCATTTCAGTGTAGAAAATGCGAGCGGGTTACGTGGTGCGGGCCGCATGGTGGTCCCCCCCTGGGGCCATCGAACCCAGAGAACGCGCGCGCGTGCGCAAGATGGAGCGCGCGATGGATGGAACGCGTCTCCTTCTGGGCCTCCTGGGCCCTGCGGCCCTCCTCGGACCCCTTGGCGGCCCGGGGAACGGGCTCCGCGAGGGATAGTCCATCCCTCACGGCACGGCCCGAGGGTGCCGGAGGGTCGCATCGGGCTCCATCGGGGTGCGGGGAGAGCGGCCGACAGTGGGCCGGGGTGCCGTTTTCCGCGAGGTCCCGGATTCCCTCATGTTCTCGCGTTCGGTTCGCCGATGGATCCGGCATTGCGGGGTACAATGGGACGGACAATCGCATGGATAGGGGCAGGACTCACGGTCGCGACCGTCGCGGCCCTCCTGCTCGCGCACGTCTCGGCGATCCTTCACGCTCACGGATGGGGCTCATGAACGCACAATCGGGAATCGGGTACCTCGCGAAACTCATCGGGACCAAGGTCCGGATCACGGCCGACGGATGGGCCGCCGTGGTCGACGTCCACGACGTCAAGCAAGCCTATGGGGTCGCGCGGATCCTCGTCTCGCAGGACGGCGGGACGGCCCGATGGATCGACGCGTCGCGGGTGACGTCATGATCTGCGCTCGCGTCCATGCGGCGGCCCGGTCCATGCTCGCGGCCGTCACGGCCGATTGCGCCCTCCGGGGTATCCGGGCCCGCGTGGTCCCGAACGCCCCGAGCACGCTCGCGGCCCTCCTCGCGGCCGTCGAGGTCGACGCGGTCGGGCCCGTGGTCCCGGTGTCGGGCGAGCACGTCGAGGGCGCCCTATTCGGCCCGAACGGGAACGCTCGCGTCCGCGCTTGGCACGACGTCGAGCACGTCGAGGGCCGCCTACCCTTCACGCTCGCGGGCGAGGTCGTCGCCTCCGCTCGCGCGGTCGCCCGCCTCCGGGCCCTCGGGGCGTCGCCGGACGCGTGCACGCTCGCGGACGTCGAGGTCCGAGGGCAGGTCTCCTACCGGGCCCGCCACGGCGCCTTCCCGGTCGATCAATCGGCCTTCACCCTTCACGCGTTCCGATACGGTCTCCGCGCGGCGGTCGAGCGCGGCGGATTCTAGTCTCACCCTTCGACTCTGGAACCTACCATGAAACACGTTCGGATTACGTTCTACATCGGGCTCGCCCGCAAGGGTGATCCCTCCCTCCTCGACCGGGACACGGTCGACGCTCGCGCGGGCGCGGTCGCGCGCTTCTTCGGCCGTCAGTACGCATCCGGCACGTTCACGCGGGCGGATGGGTACTGGCTCGGGACCGCGGAACCCTCGTGCACGTTCACGACCGTGCGGCCCTCCGCGGGCCTCGACGTCGAGCGCGCGGCGGCCGTCGAGGTCGCGGGGTACCTCGCCCGCCTCCATCGGCAGGACGCTATCGGGGTGGAGGTCGCCCCGGTCGCCTTCGACCTCGCGACCGCGGAGCACGCCCCGAGGGTCGCGGGCGGCCGGTACGCTCGCGAGCTCGACGCGGAGGAGGCGGCCGGCCGTGGGTAGCCTATCCCTCCCCAAGCGCGACCGCGCCCACCTAGAATGCGTCGCGGAGTACGCGGGCCGCATCCTCGGGGCGGAGCGGGCCTCCCGGCGCATGCTCACGGCGGAGGGCCGCGCGGTCGCCCTCGCGTGGTACCGGGTCGAGCGCGGGCGCCTAGAGGTGCTCGCGTGGGAAGTACGGGACGCTCGGGGTCTCCGGTCCGACGACCTCACCCCGGAGACCGTCATCGCGGCCGCCGCGACCCTGTCGCCCGCAACCTCGTGGCACCTCCTGGTAGCGGACCTGCCCGCGTTCATCCTCGCGGCCCTCGACGGGGACCCCTGCCCGCCGTTCGCTACGTACGGGGCCCAGCGGTCCAAGGCGGCCCGCATCATCCGCGAGCGTCTCGGGGTCTCCGCCGTGACGGGGCCCAAGGTCTCCGCGTTCGCCCGGGCCCTCGCGGGCGACGTCTCCGCCGTGGTCGTCGACCGGCACGCGGCCCGGATCGCCCTCGGGGATGACGGCATCATCGGGGTCCCGCGGGCCGTCCTGCGGGCCGTCCAGGACGCCTACACGCTCGCGGCATCCCGCGTCGGGGTCGACCCGGCAGGCCTCCAAGCCCTCGTCTGGGTCGCCCGCGTCGGTTTCGGGGGCGAGTACGGACCGCCGGAAGGGCGCACGGAATAAGAACTTACGACCGCACGACCCGACGATAGAGAGCCTCTATTGGCCCCGGAGCCTCCGCCGGGGTAGGGTTCTCCGGACGAGGGAAATTCTCCCTCCTCCGCAGACCTCTACCGAAGGAACCCATCATGTCGCACGAAATCACTTCGACCGACGGCCTCGTTCTCGCGCGCACCGGCGCGTGGCACGGGCTCGGGCAGGTCCTCCCGCAAGCCCCGACCGTCCGCGAGGCCTTCCGTCTCGCGGGCCTCGGATGGCGCGTCGAGCGGTCGCCGATCTACATCGACCGCGCGGCCGTCATCCCGTCCGGATCCAACCCCGTCGACCTCGACGGGCCCGCCTCCGCGGACCTCTACCGATCGCCCGACAAGGTCGCCCTCGTCCGGTCGGACACGGCGGACGTCTTCGAGGTCGTCGGCAAGGGGTACGAGGTCTTCCAGAATGACGAGCTCGCGGACCTCGTCGAGGGCCTCTCCCGCGCCAAGGCTACCCAGCTGGCCGAGACGGCCGGAAGCCTCCGCGGCGGTCGGAACGTCTTCGCCCTCGTCCCGCGGGGCGAGTACCTCGCGGACGGCGCGGGCGGGTCGGACCTCGTCCGGAACTTCCTGCTCTTCTCGAACAGCCACGACGGGACGGGCTCCCTCATCATCCTGCCGACCGAGGTCCGCGTGGTCTGCGCGAACACCCTCGCGATGGCGACCGCGGGCGTCCGGATCCGGCACACCCTGAACGCCCGGGACCGCGTCGCGGAGGCGGTCGCGGCGATGAACGTCCTGGACAAGGCGGCCGGCGAGCGCCGGACGACCGTCCAGCGTCTCGCGTCCACCCCGATGACGGAGGAGGACCGCCGGATCTTCTTCCTCAAGGTCTACGAGCGGGCGTTCGGGGCCCTCCGCGGCACCCCGACCACCGCGACCGACCGGGCGGCCCACGAGCGCGCGCAGGAGACGATTGGCTCGTGGCTCGCGAACCTGGACAGCGCCCGGACCTACCAGACCGGGACCGTCTGGCACGCCTTCAACGCCGTGACGGAGTGGTCCGACCACGCCCGCCGGGTGAAGGGCGACAGCCGTGACGCCCGGGTCTACTCGAACCTGCTCGGGACCTCCGCCGGCTTCAAGGAGGAGGTCTTCGAGCTCGCGACGCAGGCGGCCGGCTAGGGTTCCCCGGCCGTCCTCGCGGGCCCGGCTCCTCGGAAGGGGGGTCGGGCCCCTCTCATTTCAGGACGTTCATCCGGGACCGCGGACGCACGCGCGAGGGCGAGCCTGACGCGGAAGGCACGTTTCCGGTCCGCGTCGATCCTAGGCCCCCTACAGGAGGCGGAGGAGCCTCCTGCGCGTCAGGGGGCGAGCGCCCGGCAGGGCGACCCGGCGAGGAACCGCCGGAGCTCGTCGACGACCGTCCGGCGGGCGTGGTCGGCCGCCCCCTGGGGATCCCGGTCGAAGGGGTTCGAGGCGACGTTGGACCGCGCCGCCCGCCCGCAGTTCGCGCAGTTCCCCGAGGCCTCCAGGACGTCCATCGGCATCATCGGGGACGGGGTGGAGCGGATTCGCACGGTGTCGACCGCGAGCACGCACCCGCCGCTCGACCGCCGGGGCGCGGGAACGCCGGCCTCCTCCCGGGCGATGTCTCCGGCCGTCCCGCGGCCGCGCATCCCCGCCTCGTGGCGCCGGCGCATGATGTCCCGGAGCCGGGCGTTCGCCTGGGGGTTCGACCCGAGCCCGCGTGCGACCGGCTCGATCTCCCGGGCGCAGTCGTGGCACACGGGCTCGCCCATGACCTGCCCGCCCCCGTAGGGCCCGGTCGCCGGCTTCCCGCAGCCCGCGCAGGGGAGCCCGGCGTGCCCGTAGATCCTGCGGTCGAGCTCGGACCAGTCGATGCCCCCGGGCGGGATCGCCCCGATCTTGCCGATGGCCTCCGCGAGGCGGTCGGCGTCACTCTTCGCGGACTTCACCGGCCAGACCTTGAATCGGCCGTCCGTCGACGGCGCCGGGGCGACCTTGCCGGCCTCGTCGAGCTCGCGCTCGGCCTTCCGGGCCCGCGCCTTGTCCGCGAGGAGGTCCCGGAGCCCCTTCTCGGCCTCCGCGCGGGTCCTCTGGGCCTGGGCGAGGGCGGCCTCCCCCGCGGCGTCCGTCGGCATCCCCGCGGAGGTGCCGACGGTCGTGAACTCGTCCCCCGCCGCGCTCGCGACCGCGCCGCCCGCCTTGACCCGGTACCACCCCTGGG